CTAATTTATTTTGTCTATTTCCTGTCTCATTTTTTGTATATTAGTTAAAGTATATTTATCTGTCATCTGTATATTAGTGTGTCCGACAATGCTTGTAATAGCGGCATTATTGTCAGTCACTTCTCGCAGAGATGTAATGAATGTGTATCTTGTATCGTGTATCGTATGATTCATTTCCAGTTTTTCAAGAATCTGAGAAAAAAATCTTCTGAAACTGGAATAGTTCATATGAGATTTAAAGTTATGATTCGGGATAAGATACTCACCGTCCGTCTGCATATATTTGACAATCAGAGGTTGTATTCGGTGGTGTATCGGAACCACTCTTTCTTTTCCAGCTTCAGTTTTAGATCCTGACGTCACAGTCCAGTTTTCCAGATCTATTTTTTCTTTTTTCACAGATAACAGTTCATTTACCCTGAAACCTGTGTAAATTAATATTAATAGAATATCTGTTCCTGGAATGCTTTCGATGTTATCCCATAATTTCTGCTGTTCTTCGATGGTAAATATGCTGTTTTTTCTCTGTTTCTTAAATTTTCTAAGTTTAAGAAATCTTGTATAATCCTTGTCAAGTACGTCAATTTCCATCGCATACTTGTAAACCAAGCCCGCGAAAGATTTTAATTCTCTCACATACAGCGGAGAAAATTCAGTAAATGTGTCGAATAATGTCTGCAGATGCGGAGTTTTAATGTCTGCCATTTTCATATTGTAAAGCGGTGCAAGTTTCTTAAAGAACGATTCGTATGTTTTCAGTCTTTTTTCACTTGTCCCTGTATTTTTCTTTACATCATAAAATCTTTTATAGACATCCTTAAAAGTTAGATTTTTTAAATTAATGTCATAAGGATTCGCATTGTAAAGTGAAAGCTGATATTCCGCCTCCTTCCTTGTCGCATAATATCCAAGATACTTGTATATTTGTTTCCCTTCGTCCGTATATCCCGCCGTAATTCTTACCGCAAACGGTCTTCTCCTTTTTCCACTCAATTTCGCTACTGTTCCGTAACCATTTGGTTTTCTCATAAAAAAATCACACTCCTTGTATTGTATTTTAAAGGTTTGTGTGATATACTTAATACTGGTTAGAGTATGTCGTGTATATCACACATATTTTCAAGGTCCTGTTGGTCGCAGGGCCTTTTTATTTAGATATTTTATATCGAGATTATTTATTTTTATAGATTTACTGTCTCGAGATTTTTATCCGGTGTTAAAGGTTTCAGTCTTGCCACCAGGTCAGATGCATATCTTGTGTTCGGCAACACATCGCTTAATATGATGGTTGCAATTTTTCCTGACTGTGCTGTAAACGATATGACAGCAAAACTTTTAACATCTGTCTTTACTTCCCGTTTAGTCGGAGCACTTCCGATGACCGATCCAGGTAGTCCGAACAGTGCTGCTCCTGTTACTCCTTTTAATGTGCTTGAACGGTAATACTCCTTGATATCCATAGTTACATGACTTTCCGAGCTTACTATTTTATCAAAGTTCAGATTGTATTCTCTTCCAGCTCCCGTTATAGTCAGCCTGTCCTTCTTCAGAAAAACGCTTACCTGAACGTTCTCAGGGATATCAAGCCCTGTCACATGTACTAACGGAGGGTATCTCTTGACAATCCCCTGTTCCTTATTTTCCTGTAGAATTTTCTTTCTCTGTTCCTTTGCAGTCTTTGACGCTTTTACTATGAAACGTATTAAAAAACATAAGATTAAAAATAAGAAAGTAAGAATTAATACCAAAGCTAAAATCATTTTTCACTCACTCCTTTTATAAATATTTTTTTAACTCATTCAACAGATTTATATCAAATTCAGTCAAATCCTCATCATTTATTTCTTCAGAAAAAATAATTGTTGCATCAAATTCATTTACTTCTGTCTCCAGCTTATTTACTCCGAAAAGATAATTTTCCTTCATGAACACAGCCTCCTTAAAAGTCTGTTGTGAATGTCCGAGTTCATGCCCACATACTATCTTTTGCGAAAATCTGGGGATGTTACTGTTAATAAAAATGGTTTTAACCCCATCAATGCACGTATATAAGCCGAGCCATGCCTTAAAATCCAAGTAGATTATCTGAATTCCTTCACGCTCGGCAATTTTAAAAGGGTCACTTGTTCCGTGCTCATCCATAAGCCGTTTTGCAAGTTTCTTAAAACTCCTCTTTGCCATAATCCAACCACCTATTTTTTATTTTCTCTCTTTTTAATTAGCAAGTCTACAACCGCCTGTTTGAATAAGGCCATGTCATGTTCTTCATCCACATCATTAAAAAACAGTTGCTTGTTAACTCCCGTAACTCTGTTAAACTCTTCAAGCTCTGTTGCAGTCAGCACAGAAGTGTCAACGAAATAGGGATTGAAAGTTTCCTTCTTTTCTTCCCAACCCATGAGGTATTCGGGGGTAGTGTTAAGAACCTTTGCAAAATCCTTAACTTTTGAAAGTGGTATATCTGTTTTCTTCTGTTCGATTTTATGTATAGATGTTTTAGATTTATATCCCATTTTTTCGGCCAGTTCTTCCTGACTCATCTTTTTAGTTTCTCTTAAATATTTAATTTTGTCATATATATCCATAGTTTTTCTCCTACTTTTATGATAATAGATTATACCTTATTCGACACTAAAAAGCAACTATTTTTTATTTTTTTTGAAAAAATAGTTGACTTTAAACAAACAATGTGATATTATAATTTCAGACACTTATAGTGAACAAAAAAGTGAGGTGATTAAAAATGGTAGACGAAAAACTGCTAAGGAGACTAATAGAAGAAAAAGGGCTTAAGTACAAATTTGTAGCCCAGCAGTTAGGTATAACTCCGCAGGGGCTAGCTTTAAAAATAAGTAATGTAAATGAATTCACTGTTCAGGAAGCTTACAAGTTATCTGATATATTGGGGCTAGGAAATGGCAGTCTAAACTCTGAAATTTTTTTGCCTAATATAGACACTTAAAGTGAACAAATAAAATACGAAAGGACCTTGGAAATATGAAAAACAATACTCTAACCATTAAAGAATGTTCTGACCGTATCCACAAGTCTGAATCTGCTGTAAGGATTGGACTTCAGCGAGGTGGATATAAGTTCGGAACGGCAATACAGACAGTACCGCCTACCCCCTCAAGACCAAGAGGCGGATGGGATTACCACATACCCGAGGAGGCTGTGGAGCATTATATGAAATATGGGAACTTTCCCGTGATAATCGTGAACGGGGACGACGTGACAAGTCTTATTCATTCGTTAGCTAATAATATAGCAATGGATATGATTAAAAAAGGAGGTGAATAAAAAATGACAATGAAAACTAAAAAGGCACTCGTGTGGTACGGCATATTTATAACGGCTCTGATACTTAATCAGACGAAATCATTTGCTGATGATATTACTGTTAAAGTAGTAGTGCATGGCCTATGGGTAATACTAGGGGCTGTTACATACATGTATTTCAAGGAAACAAAATGGGACTAAAGGAGGAAGGATATGCAGAACACATTAAAAGACCTTAACAACCACCTGTTTGCACAGCTGGAACGTCTCAGTGACGAGGAAATGACACAGGAAAAGCTGAACGTGGAAGTGGCCAGGTCGGAGGCGGTCGTGAAGGTCGCGTCAACGATAATCGATAACGCCAACACTGTCCTGAGGGCGATAAAGCTTAAGGACGAAGGGCTGAATGCCGACCTGCAGCTTCCTAAGATGCTGGAGGGATAAGAAATGGTTAAAAAAGCACCGAGACGGTACACCAAAGAGGAACTTGACTATATCCGGGAAATCGCACACGGAAGGCATTATCACGAAATCGTGGAAATGTTCAACAAAAAATTCGAGTTCCAAATAAATGCGAAAAAACTTAAGAATACATTGAGAAATCATAAAATTTCAACAGGGCTAACAGGTCGTTTTGAAAAGGGAATCACCCCGCACAATAAAGGGAAGAAGTTCCCCGGAACAGGTAACAAATCAACGTTCAGGAAAGGGGCTACCCCTCACAATAAAATGAAAGTTGGAGAGGATGCGGTAACCACTGACGGATACGTTAAGACTAAAATAGCGGAGCCTAACGTGTGGGAGTATAAACATAAGCTTATTTGGACAGAGGTTCACGGACCTATTCCGGAGAAACATTCCATCATATTTGCAGACGGTAACAAGCTGAACCTCAGCATTGATAATCTGTTACTCGTATCAAAGGCGGAACTGCTGATGCTGAACAGACGGAAACTGATTTCTGAGGATTCGGAACTAACAAAAACAGGATTAAACGTAGTTAAAGTTATGAACAAAATCCATAAAATTAAGAAAGAAGGTGGATAAAATGGAAGGAATTTATTACGGAACGGAAGAGGATTACTATATGATTCTCGATGAAATATGCCGAGATAATTCGGAAAAAGAAAAAGCCGATACTGGCAATATCGACTGATTATAAAAGTATAACAATAAAAGTATAGCACTAACGAAAGGAAAAAGCAATATGGAATTAAAAATATTAAAAAAGGAGCTTCTCGGTGCTGTCGAAGTGGCCGAGAATTTCATAAGCACCGAAAGGGCATGCATGGAACATCTTAAGCTTGTCCATATCAGAACAGACGGAAATAATAGAATTGAAATCTTCGCTTCTGACTCTGAGACATGTGCGAAAGTCAGACTTAACGGGCATGTGGAGGAAGAAGGAAAGGTGGCCATACCTTGTAAGATGTTCAAAACCGCAATAAAACAGGCTCCTGATACTGAGATATTAATTAAAGGATATGATAATAAAATAAAAATTACGGCAAAAAATTACACTTCGGAAATCCCTTTACATGAGTACAATCCGGGATTTAAAGAGGATATCGTGGAAGCGTTAAATTTTAAAATAAAAAGCACAGAACTCAGAGATATTTTGGAAAAAGTGGAGTTCTCGGCATCATGCGACCCCAAGAACTTCGCGGTAAACTGTGTGAGACTGGAAATGGAAGAAAATAAAATGACAGCTGTAGGAACTGATACTTACAGACTGGCCATGTGCGAAACAGAAATAACGGAACCTCAGGGGCAATTATCTGCCAGTATCCCCTTGAAAGCGGTAAAAGGATTAATCAAAGCCCTGAAGTCAAAAATACAGGGGATTGAAGAAACGGTGTTGGTAATGACGGATATCAGTGGAAAGATTAATTTCAGACTTGGAAGCGTCAACATACGGACAGAACCGGTTAAGCTTTCGTTCCCTGATTATAAAACGATAATCAAAGGGTTAAAAAACGATAAGAAGGTGATGCTGAACACGAAAGTATTTCATGTATCGCTCAGAAAAGGGCTTACAGTTGCGAAATACAACAAGGAGGCGAAAAACGGAGGCATACTTGACTTCCGGGGAGGCAGGCTGACAGTAAAAGCATCAAACGAGTTTACAGAGTTCAAGGAAAAAATAGATACAGTGCAGACAGGGGAAGACTTAAAAATCTCACTGAACATCAAATTTTTGATAGATTATTTAAGCAAATCTAAAGACAGCCTGACTGTCATGGAAATGTCGAACGAAAGAAATGCGGTGCTTGTAAGAGGCGAAACAGACATCAGGTGGGTATATCTGCTGATGCCTCTTGCATTAAGAGAATAGGAGGACAAATGGAAAAGCTCAGATTACCAAAGAAACCAGTAATAAAAAAATGAAAAAGACTACGGAATACCTATAAGAATAAGGTCAAGTACACATAACCTGCTTGATATCGTATCAATCGAAACAGGATGGAGTAAGGTGGATGTGATAACTAAAATGGTGGAGTTCGCATTTGACAACATCGAATGGGTACCGGCTGATGAATATAACAAAAATAACGGAGGGAACGAATAATGGAAATAAAGGTTTTATTTGAAATTGAAGAAGGAAGTAAAAAAGTAATAGAGAACTTTTCTAAAGCACTGGCAGGACTAGAAAATAATCCAGTACAGAACATAGCAGCTTCAGTAGCTGAAAAAGTTAAAAACCCTGAAAAGGCGGAAACAGAAACAAAAACAGGGGACTGGCAGACAAATGACGTAAAAGCCAAACCTGAGAAAAAGGAAGAAACACCTGTTAAAAATGTAGAAACTCCGAAGGAGGAAGAACCTGAAAAAACAGAAACTCCTGCAAAGGAAGAAACACAAGGGTGGAGCTACGACCAGCTTAAGGCAGGATGCCACGAGGCATCAACGATGAATCTAGGCTCAGAGGTCGCCAAATTAATAAAAGGGAAATATAACCTGTCTAAACTGACAGAACTGGACCCTAAACTATATGATGCATTTGCAAATGATTTGCGGGAACTAGGGGTGAGAATATGATAAACCACAAGGAAAGGGATCATGCCCTGCTTTCGGCAAGCGGGGCGTCAAGATGGATGAACTGCAATCCAAGTGCAAGGCTTGAGGAACTGTTCCCTGAAACAACTTCTGAGTATGCCGAGGAGGGAACACTGGCACATGAGATTTCGGAACTCAAGCTGACAAAATATACAAGCCCGATGGGTGCAAGGACTTACAACAGCAGACTGAAGAAACTTAAGGCAAACAAACTTTATAAGCCTGAGATGGATGCCTACACGGATGCCTATCTCGAGCATATAAAGGAGCTTATGATGTCCTTTGATAAACCCGCCGTGGCATCAATCGAGAAGAAAGTTGATTTCAGTGCATATGTGCCTGAAGGGTTCGGGACATGTGACTTCGTTACGGTCTACGGGAAAACTTTATACGTAAGGGATTTAAAATATGGAAAAGGTGTTCCCGTATTTGCGGAAAATAACCCACAGCTTATGCTCTATTCGTTAGGAGCGTATCTTGAATATTCGCTGTTCGAGGACATAGAAACGGTCAACATGGGAATTGTACAGCCGAGACTGGACAGCATCTCGGTGTGGGAGATACCAGCAGAGGAACTTACGGAGTGGGCGGAAAAAGAAGTTAAGCCTAATGCCGAGAGGGCATTTAATGCCGAAGGGGATTTTGTTCCGGGACAATGTACGTTCTGCAGGGCAAAGGCAGTATGCAGGGCAAGGGCGGAAATGAACATGAGCCTTGAAACAGATATGAAGTTAAAAGGTAACATCTTAAGTAATGCCGAAATGGGTGACATACTTAAAAGGGCACAGGATATCGTGAAATGGGTCAAGGACATTGAGAACTACTGCCAGCAGGCAATCCTGAAAGGTGAAACAGTTCCGGGATGGAAACTTGTGGAAGGAAGGTCGGTAAGAACGTTCTCAGATACTGAAAAAGCATTTGAGATACTTAAGGAAAAAGGTATAGCCGAAGAGCTGATGTATGAACGTAAGATGCTTACATTAAGCCAGCTCGAGGGGACAATAGGGAAGAAAGATTTTAATGATTACGTGGGCGAACTGATAATAAAGCCTAAAGGCAAGCCTACACTTGTAATGGAGTCGGATAAAAGGGCTCCGTATATAAATGGTGTTATTAATGCAGAAGATGAATTTGAAAAAATAATAGATTAAGAGAGGATGATAATATATGGAAAAAAATCAGAACACTAGAATAAACGTAAGAGGAAGACTAAGCTTTGTACACTTATTTAAACCACATGCGGCAACTCCGGGGGCGGAAGAAAAATACAGCACGACTATACTTGTTCCGAAATCGGATACGGCCGCAAAACAGAAAATTGATGCCGCAATTGCAGAGGCGATAAAGATAGGAACAGCTGAAAAATGGAACGGTGTCAAGCCTCCTCATGTTCCAACTCCTATATGGGACGGGGACGGGGTAAAACAGAACGGGGAACCTTTCGGACCTGAGTGTAAAGGTCACTGGGTATTTACAGCATCGGCAAAAACGGATTATCCGCCTCAGGTAGTGGACAAGTATGTGAATCCTATAATGGATCAGTCAGAAATTTATAGCGGGATTTACGCGAACGTAACGGTAAACTTTTTCCCTTACATGTTCACAGGGAAAAAAGGTATAGGTGCAGGACTGGGGAATGTGCAGAAGGTGTCGGACGGAGAACCGCTTGCAGGAGGAAGAACGGCTCAGCAGGACTTCGCTCCGGTTGAGGATGAAGAACTATATTAATTAAAAAGGAAGGATAACGAATGAATGTACTGAACATAGATATTGAAACTTACAGCAGTGAAGACATTTCAAAAACAGGACTGTATAAGTATGCACAGAGTACGGATTTTGAAATCCTTCTTTTTGCCTATTCACTTAACGGGTCGCCCGTTGAAGTGATAGACCTTGCACAAGGCGGGGTGGTACCGGAGGAAATTGTGAAGATGCTCAATGACGGGGAAACGGAACTGAGGGCATATAATGCGGCTTTCGAGTGGTACTGCCTTAACCAGGTAGGGTACAGGACCAATCTCGAACAGTGGAGATGTACCATGATACATGCATATTATGCAGGTTATCCGGGAGGACTGGGCAAGGTCGGGAAGGCAATGGGATTTGAAAATGATAAGAAAAAATCTGCAACAGGTAAAGCCCTTATAAGACTTTTCTCCGTTCCATGCAAACCTACGAAGAGGAACGGTGGGAGAACAAGGAACATGCCACACCATGAGCCTGAAAAGTGGGAACTTTACAAGGAATATAACAGGCAGGACGTGGTGGCAGAAATGTCAATAAAGGAAAAACTTGAAGGGATAAAACTCCCAAAATTCGAGTGGAAGCTGTGGCATACTGATGTCAGAATGAATGCCGAAGGTATTAAAGTGGACAGTGAGCTTGTTGAAAGTGCCCTGTTCGTGAGTGACACCTGGAATGAATATCTGCTGAATGAAGCAAAAAAACTGACAGGGCTGGAAAATCCAAACAGTACAGTGCAGTTACTGAAATGGTTAAATGATAAAGGCATAAATGCCGAAAATCTTCAGAAGGAAACAGTTAAAAATCTTATCGGAGAAACTGAAGGGAACGTAAAAAGAGTGCTCGAAATAAGGCAGGAACTGAGTAAGACAAGCACGAAGAAATACGTGGCCATGAAGGATGCCCTCTGTGAAGATGGCCGTGTGAGGGGACTTCTGCAGTTCTACGGAGCGAACAGGACAGGAAGGTGGGCTGGAAGACTTGTGCAGGTACAGAACTTGCCGAGAAACTATCTGTCAGACCTTGACGACGCAAGGAACATGGTGAAAAGAAGAGACCTGCTGACTTTGGACATTCTGTATGACAATATACCTGATACCTTGTCGCAGTTAATACGTACGGCATTTATTCCGGAAGAAGGTAAAAAATTTGTAATCGCCGACTTTTCCGCAATAGAAGCAAGAGTAATCGCATGGCTTGCAGGAGAACAGTGGAGACTTGATGTGTTCAGAACTCACGGAAAAATATATGAGGCATCGGCATCACAGATGTTCGGAGTGGACATATCTACAATAGCGAAGGGTAAGGAGAACTACCACTTAAGACAGAAAGGGAAAGTTGCGGAACTTGCACTCGGCTATCAGGGGTCAAGCGGAGCCCTCATGGCCATGGGTGCAATTAATATGGGACTGACCGAAGAGGAACTTCCTGAAATTGTCAGAATGTGGAGAAATTCAAATAAGAGAATAGTTGACCTGTGGTATGCTGTAGGGAATGCGGCCGCAGAAGTGGTGCTGAACGGAACAAGGCAGGCTGTGAACGGAATACTTTTTTCAAGGGAAGGGGATCTCGCAAAAGGGCTCGACTTCCTGACGGTAACCCTTCCGAGTGGCCGTAAGCTCCACTATGTCAGTCCCGGAACAAGGGAGAACAGCTGGGGGTCGACAGTGATAACCTACAAGGCACCGAATCAGGTTTCAGGCAAATGGGAAACGGCAGAAACTTATGGCGGAAAGCTTGTGGAGAACATCGTGCAGGCAATAGCCCGTGACTGCTTAGCCGCAACTATCCTGAAACTGACCGATAAGGGATATAAGATTGTAATGCATATACACGATGAAGTTGTACTGGAAGCCCCGATGGACGTCACTGTAGAAGAAGTGTGCGACCTGATGGGAGAAGAACTTAAATGGGCTAAAGGCCTGATTCTGAGGGCAGACGGATTTGAAACGGGATATTATAAGAAGGATTAGGAAGTAGGAAGGAGGTAAAAATGTACAACAGGGAAATAGTAATAAGTACTGCAGGTAGCAGGAAGGAGACAAGATGGAAAACAGAAAAGCTTTTATGGAGCGAGTTCGTCAAGAGACTTGAAACACCGACAAGGACTGCCGAGAAGTTTGAAGACTTCCTGAAACTTCCGAAGGCGAAACAGGATGAGCTTAAGGACGTCGGAGGCTTTGTTGCAGGAAAACTCAAGGACGGTATAAGAAAAAACGTGAACCTGCTGTCAAGGGACTTAATAACGTTAGACCTTGATAACATCGAGCCGGGAAAAACAGAAGAAGTGATTGAAAAGGTCGAAAGACTTAACATGTCCTACGCCTTGTACGGCACACGTAAGCACATGGAAAGCAGACCGAGGTTAAGAGTTATAATTGTCACAGACAGGAGCATGTCCCCTGATGAATATGAGCCGGCGGCAAGGAAAGTGGCTCAGATGATAGGTATGGCCATGTGCGACCCTACCACCTTTGAGCCTGTAAGGCTGATGTTCTGGGCAAGCTGTTCGGTGGACAGCAGATATCTATACAGGTTTAATCTTGAAAAGGCTCCGCTGTCAGTTGACGGGATCCTCGCAATGTATGAGGACTGGAAGGACATGACGGAGTGGCCACAGGTTCCGGGAACAGAAAAAATGGCAGAAAAGATGCTTAAAAAACAGGAAAATCCTCTTGAAAAATCAGGAATAATAGGAGCTTTCTGTAAAACTTTCACCATAGCCGAGGCTGTGGAAAAGTTTATTCCGGAAGAG